AATTCATCTGATTTAATATTGAATCCAGTCATCGTTAAGTGTCCTCTCGGAATCACATCGGTATTGAGCTCAACAAATCTATTTTCAGAAACTATATCATCTTGAAATGAGTCGAGTAGGAATCTTTCATCTCCTGTAAGTGAGTAGTAAAAAGGAACCTCTACTGGAACATCACCAGAAGAGAATCTATTTACCCATCTTACTTGTCCTTCTAGCGTGTCCAAAACACAGACTGTTAAGTCTCTAAAAAAGACATCTTCAAAATTAAATCTTTCTCCTATCATATCGTATATATAAAAAAAACTTGGTTTCTAACCTAAACTATAAAATTTCTAATAATATAAATTTTATGAGTTCAGTAAATCAATTATTACTTTGGGAAAAATGTAGACCAAAGACATTAGAAGATATAATATTATTACCAAGAGTTAGAAAGTATTTTGAAAATGGAATCAATGGAAATTACATTTTTCATGGTCATTATGGAACTGGTAAAACCAGTCTTGCAAGAATTTTAATTGGTAAATATTCAAAAGATAAGACATTTTTAGAGTTAAATTCTTCACTTTTCACATCAATTGATGTTTTAAGAAATCAAATTGAAGACTTTTGTAAGTTTTCACCGATGATGGATACTGGTGATGGTATAAAATATATTTTTTTAGATGAGTTTGAAAGGGTTTCTGCTCAGTTTCAAGACGCTTTCAAAGCTTTCATTGAAAAGTATAATAGAAATGTTAGGTTTATTATTACAACTAATCATATAAATAAAATTTCCGATGGAATTAAATCAAGAATACCTCAAATTAATTTTGATTGTCAGAGTGTTGATGAGGAGAAGTATTTGAAACAGGAAATTTTCAAAAGAATAAAAGATGTTGTTTTACCAAGTGAGAGTATTGAAATATCTAAAGATGATTTAGTAAAAATAATAACAAAAAAATTTCCAGATTTTAGAAATACATTAGTCGAAGTTCAAAATTTTATATCAACTGGTCAGGTTTCTAATGAGTGTTCTTCGGTTTCGCAAAAAAATAAACAAGATTTATATGATTTGTTGTATGATGTGGATGTCTCTTATGAAAAGGTTTATAATTTTTTAATGAATACCTTTACTAATGAGAGAATAGATGTTATGATGAAGTTGTTAGGTAAGCCTTTTATTGATTGGTCTATTCAGAATGATAAAAATATTGACAAGCTTTTTGAGTGTAATTATGTTATATCTGATTATTTTTCGAAATTAGAAACAAATACCGATCCTATAATACTTGGAATGACTGTCATTGGTAAATTTAGAGATATTCTTAGATAAGAATATAAATTTAATATATATCTCATGGCTAATCCATTTAATTTTATAGATTTTTATATCGGATATCCGGGTCATCCAAGTTTTAGAAATTTGGAGTTGATAGAGGATGATGTTGTTAGAGTTATCATTCAGAAATATGAAGTTGTTATTTTTACTAATAAGGGTGACCTTTTAGGAGATCCTAATTTTGGAGCTAATCTTATTGCTCTCTTACATGAAACGAGATTATCAGCAGAGGCGGTAGAGGCTGATATTAGAGCTCAAATTGCCGACTACATTCCTGAAATAGAAGGTATTGAACACTCAGTTCTTGTTGAATTTGTTGAGGACCCAGAGAATTATCAAGAAGTGATGGTGATTAATTTTACAATATCTGGATATGAAGTTTATACTACTGTTACCTAAATCATGTTATTTTATAGGGCAGCTTGTGGCGGTCCATATGTATTTATAATCTCTTTTAATTTTTACACCTAAGCTTTCCGCTGTTGTTACAACATCTTCTAAACATTCGCCATCAGCCCCACCGACAATTGTAACTTCTCTTCCTTTTAAATCTAATAAAAGATCGTAAAGCTTTTTAGGACAATGAAACCAGACATGTTTGTTATTTATGAATGTTATAATAGTGCCTTCTTTTGTTGGGAAAATATCACCTTTTTTAAGACTTCTCTCTTCTTCTTTCTTACTTATCTCTTCATAAACATCTTTATCAAGAATTTTTTTATAAAAATCAGCATCAACGTCGTAATTGTATCGTTTTTCGATTAAATCTTTCTGATTTGGAAAGTGATAAAGGTCTTTGTGTATTGGTATTTCTGGTTCATCATCGTATAGATAGTCATTGTCCACATTTCGACCGTCTGGATGATTATCCCAAATTTGATAAACATTATTAAAGTTTTCACAATGTTTTTTAAGCTGATTAAGATACATTTCTGAAAAGAACTTCCTAAATGACTTTTGAACATCAACTATTATTAAAGTATCTTCATTATAACTCTCAAAGGTTTTAATAAATCTCATAGACTATATATTAAATAAAAAAACCCATCATTTCTGATGGGTTACTAATATTTATATTTAGATTAAGCTGGTAGTTCTTCTTCTCCTTCTTCTCCCTCTTCTCCTTCTTCCTGAGCTTGTCCTTGAGCCTGTCCTTGACCTTGAGCCTGTCCTTGACCTTGAGCCTGTCCTTGACCTTGAGCCTGTCCTTGACCTTGAGCCTGTCCTTGACCTTGAGCCTGTCCTTGACCTTGAGCCTGTCCTTGACCTTGAGTCTGTGGTTCCTCAAACTCACCTTCTTGAGCTTGTCCTTGTCCTTGAGCTTGTCCTTGAGCTTGTCCTTGAGCTTGTCCTTGAGCTTGTCCTTGAGCTTGGCCTTGAGCTTGGCCTTGAGCTTGGCCTTGAGCTTGTGGTTGAGCTTGTCCTTCTTGAGCTTGTCCTTGAGGTTCTGCTTGAGTTTGAGCCTGTCCTTCTTGACCTTCTCCTTCAACTTGAACTTGTGGTTGAGCTTGTCCTTGTGTTTGTCCCTGAGCTCCACCCATAAGAGCATTACCTGGAAGTTTTTCAACATCAAGATTGTTCATATTGATATATTTTACGATTTCTTCTGCGATATCAACATCACCAAAGAATTGACGAAGGTTTTTACCTGTTGTGTCTTTAACTTTTTTAACATAAGCGTTGATTAATGATTGAGGAATATCAATCATAGTTTTAACTTTATAGATATCGTTAACTTGTAAAACAGATTCTTTAATAATTTCCTCTCTGTTTTTTCTAACACGATAACTTTCAAATGTTCTAATGTGTTTCATATTTTTATTATGATTTTTTATACTCTATATATTATATTAAAAAAACGACTTTTTTTCTTATTTTAATGTATAAGTATTGCTACTAAAATCCCCAAAATAGTTCCACCTATTCCAACTCCATAAGCAATGTTTCTTTTGGTTTTAAGAGTTGATATTTCATCATTTAATAATACTATTTGACTATCTCTAATACCAATTTGTTCATTCGCAAATCTAACATCAGATTCACAATTCATAAGTCTTTTATTTAAATTTGAAATTTGATCATTTTTATCTATTATTTGTTCTTTGTATAGTTTAATATCAGTTTCAAATAGTAGAACTTGTCTTTCTAATTTATCTATTACTTTTATATATGATAAATTAAGACTATCACATTCAACTCCTGATTTTTCTAATAGATTCAATAGTTCAAATGCATTATCAATTTTTTGTGCTTGTTCGTATGTCATTATAACAATTTTATTCCCTAATGTGTCTTTTTCTATTCTTGGATAACCTTTCTGAGAAAAAGAAGTTAGAGATATTAATAGTGTGATTATAAATAATATTTTTTTCATTGTATTTATTTTAATTTTTCTGATAATGATCTTATTAGATCTTCATCTTCTCTTTTTACTGGTTGATTTTTAAGTTTTTCAATTTTCTTTTTAGTATCTTGATATCTATTTTCCCATCCTACTAATTCTTTTTTAGCATTTTTTAGTTCTTCTTTTGCTAAATTTAACTTTGATTCAACAACTTTTATAAGACTATCTCTTTTTGATATTTCTTTTTGTCTACTTTCAAAGTCTGTTTTTAATTTTTGATTAATCAGTTTAAGAGAGTCTCTTGATTTCTGAACTTTTTCAAATTCTTTTTCTAGTATTTCAAATTCTTTTTTGTAACCAGTGCCTTTTAAAAACCACATTGAGAAAAATAGAATTGAAATACCTAAAAGAAATAGAATTACTATAGTTTTTAAGTCAATTTTCATGATTGAATTTTTTGTTTATATATAATTTTTTATTTTCTATAATTAAATTTTTTATATATATTTGTGAAAAATTAAAACTAACAATGTATCAAACTCTTTATTGCTTCGATTTCGATGACACACTTATCCATACAATGTTACCTGATCCAGGTATGCAGATTTGGCAAGAAAAAACAGGAACACCTTGGCCCTACAGAGGTTGGTGGTCTAAAGTAGAAACTTTAGATATGAGTATATTTGATACTCCAAAAAACGAATGGACTTATAAAAAATATTTAGAAGCGAAGGCGGATCCTACGGGTTATATAATTTTAGCGACTGGTAGATTAGACACTGTTCCAGGTATGAGAGATGGTGTGAATAAAATATTAGAACATTATGGTTTTGAATTAGATGAGATTTATCTTAATACGGGTGGAGACACTTTTAAATACAAAACAAAATTATTTGAAAAAATGATTGCAAAAACAGGATGTAGACATTTTGTTATGTATGATGATAGAGCTGACCATCTTCCACATTTTGAAGAATGGGCTAAAAATCAATTATGTATAGTTTCTGTTGTAGACGTAGTAAATAAAACAGTAAAAACATTTCAATAAAAAAACATATAACTAATATGGCAACAATTACGAAAAAAAAGACGCAAAGTAAAGCAAAAGAATTATTGTCTAAGCCTTATCGTTTAGACCTTCATAATGATGATTACAATACATTTGATCATGTTATCAATTGTCTTATGAAATTCTGTGGTCATGAATTTGAACAAGCTAATCAATGCGCTCATATTGTTCACTTTAAAGGAAAGTGTGATGTTAAGTATGGTGATTATGATACTATTTCTACTATGAAAGAAAAGTTACAAACATCTGGTCTTTCTGTTACTATGGAAGTTAATTGTTAAGAATTACCAAACCAATTATTTCCATTTATCATTCCATTTTTAAATTTGTTGGTGTTTTTAACATTGTTTTTTACTCTTAGGACTTGTCCATAGTCGACTCCTTCGACAAAATCTATGTTATTCATGCATTCTCTTATGTATTGAAGAAATTCTTTGTCTAATTGAGTTGTTGAAAATTCATCAACCATTTCTTTGAATTCATTTTTACTAAAAATTGAAGTAGAGTTTACAATTGTCATTACAGTATCATCATGTCCAACATCAGCAGCATATCTAATATTTCCTGCGGTTGTTGTGTGTTTAACAAATGTTGTGATTTCTCTAATAGTATCTTCGTTGTTTATGGAAAATCCTTTAGACAACATTAGGTCTTGATAATCTTTAACTAATATATTTTTATTTTCTCCAACTTTGAGACCTACTTTTTCTTCGGTCGAGTCTATTCTGTGTTTGTATCTGACAAATATAGAAGATCCATAGTTATTATTACCATCAAATACGTGTGGCATTTCAGCTAAAAGAGTATTTCCGTAGTTATTTAATTCTAATACTACTTTTACATTCTCCGGATTGAAGTATTCAAAGCATAGAAGATAAAGTAGTTCGGATAATTGTTTTATTGAGATTATATTACTTCTGAAAAGTCCAATTTGTTCTAATTTAAAAAAGTCAACTAATGATTTATAGTTATTTTTTTGAACTTCTATTACGTCTTTTGATTTATTTGATATTTTAAATATATTCACTACTGAGTAGTCTTGACCTAAACCTTCTGAAATATCGACTGATACTACAATTTTATATTCTTTTCTTCTTACTGGTATAAAAATATCATCATCATCTACCCACTTTAAATCAGAGTAACTAAATTTTAACCTTTTATCAAATTCTTGTATTTCTTCAAAGATGTAATTCTTTTTATTCTTTAACAACTCATCTATTATGGCCTCGTTTAATAATGATTTCGAGGCATTAATAAATCTTAGACCATATTCTTGGTTAAAAGCATCTTCACCTCCGATGTCTTTAATGGCTTCTTCTTTCCAAGTGGTTATTTCGGATAAAGACCTAATCGGAACCTCAAATCCCCGATTGTCTTCAATAGATATAGATTTTACATCTTCATCCGAACAAGTTTCATTATTGAATACATAGATAATATCTTTTTGTAAGTCCGAGTTCCAACCCATTTCAACTTTTGTCGTCTCTCCCCATTTTTCTTTACAAAGTTCAAAAATATCTTCTTTTGTAAGTCCATGATCATAAAGTTTGTGGTTGTTTAATCTGATGTAAGTTATGAATCTACCGGGAACTTGATACCAATAAACCCTCATCGCTTTATAGTTGTTCTTCTGTGGATCTCCTTCGGGTCTTTCAGCATCTGTTAGTAGTCTATGAAATAGATTCATACCATTTGGTGTAGATGTAATAATAATCTTAGAATTTTGAACGGCTGCTGTGGTTGGAAAGGCCGCTGTATAGTATGGTTCTATGATGTTTGATGGAATATGTGCAAACTCATCTAAGTAAAGAACATCAATCGTAAAACCAATGGCTGGTGTTTTTGTTCTTGCTGATGTTTTAATACGACATCCATTTTCAAATGTCAATGATTTTTGATTCCAAGTCTTTATTCCTGGTTTTAGAAAAAATGGTAGTAAACTATAAATAGATTTAATTTTATCAACAATCTCCACCGCAGTATCTCCTTTGTTTGCTACGATCATTATGTTTTTATCATTATCAAAAAGAATTTTATGTAACATAAAAATAGCAGAAGATATTGTTTTTCCTACCTGACGAGAGGCCATTAGTATGTTAAATCTACTATTAACAAAGTTATCAAGTATTTCTTTTTGGTAATCTCTTAAAAATATATTACCGACCGAACCATCTTCTCTTTTTACCTTACAGTATTTTTCAACAAAATAATGAACATCTAACGCACATCTAATATATTCTTGTTGTTCATCTGGTGTCATTCTAAATGTTACACCAGATCTTCTCAGACCAACTTCGCTTTTAAGCCACGGATTTTGATATCGTTTGATAACAATACCATCGTTTATCTTATCTGTTGCTTCATCAACCAGTTTGGTTGTGAAGACCATTTGTTTTTCTTGTATTTCGGCCATAGACGGCAATATTTTTTATATATATTGTAAAAAACCACGTCTATGTCTAAATCAGAACAAGAAAGAAACAGATTACAGGATGAAT